CGGGTCGCTCTCCGTCATGATCGCGAACCACTACGGAACCTGACCCAGGAGTAACCCATGCCCGTGACGCTCGCTCAGGCGCAGCTCAACACCCAGGCGGACATCGACTTCGCCGTCATCGACAACCTGCGGCGCAACAGCTGGCTGCTGAACAACTTCGTGTGGGACAACACCGTCACCCCCGGTACGGGCGGCGGCTCCCTCACCTACGGCTACACGCGACTCCTCGCCCCGAGCCAGGCGGCGTTCCGTCGGTTCAACGAGGAGTACGTGCCGAACCAGGCCACCCGCGAGCGCAAGAGCGTGGAGCTCCACCCGCTGGGCGGCGCGTTCACGGTCGACCGCAAGCTCGCCAACCTCGGCCCGGCCGCGTCGAACGAGATCTCCTTCCAGCTCTCGCAGAAGCTCACCTCGGTCCGCACGCGGTTCCAGCAGGAACTCATCCTCGGCGACACCGCCGTCGACGACGCCGGCTTCGACGGCCTCGACAAGGCCCTCACCGGCCAGTCCACCGAGTACCTGCCGCTCAACGAGGGCATCACAACCGGCTACCTCGACTGGTCCCCGGCCACGGTGACCACCGAGAACATCGCCATGGCCGCGTTCGACGCGTTCGACGACTTCCTGTCGCGGATCATGGGCTCGCAGACCGGCTCCGGCGACACCGGTGCCGACGGGTCGGTCCCGGCCGGGGTGAAGGCGATCCTCGGCAACACCAAGTCCATCGCGCGGATCCAGTCGCTGGCCCGGCGGGCGAACCAGTACACGTCGGAGAAGGACTCCTTCGGGAACCTGACCATGCGGTACGGCAACTGGGTCCTCGTCGACCTCGGTGACCGCGTGGACGGCTCCGCGCCGATCATCCCGATCCGCTCCGCGGACACCGACGGCGCTGGAGGCGGCGGCACCATCACGGGTCTGACCGACATCTACGCGGTGTCGCTGGGCCTGGACGCCTTCCACGGCGCGTCGATGGCGGGCGCCCCGCTCGTCGAGACCTACCTGCCCGACTTCACCCAGCCGGGCGCGGTCAAGTCCGGCGAGGTCGAGATGGGTCCGGTCGCGGCCGTCCTCCGCAACACCAAGGCCTGCGGCGTCCTGCGCAACGTGAAGGTGCGGTGACCATGAACAGGTTCAGGATCGAAGCCCCCGTCCGCAGCTACTCCGGCGAGTCCGTCGGCGTCTCCTTCAACAAGGGCACCGGCTACGTCACCGACGCCACGAAGGAAGGCCGCGCGGCCATCGAGTACTTCCGCCGGCAGGCCTACGGGGTGTTCCCGGCCGACGGGGAGACCGAGGACGCGACCGAGGTGGCCTCGCCCGTGGAGGCGATGACCAACCTCGGCCACGGGGCGGCCCCCTCGGTCGGGCTCGGTATCGGTGTCCCGGACGAGCAGCCCCCGGTGACCCCGGTCGAGTACGACCCGTCGAAGCACGGCCAGGACGAGGTCCTCGCCTACCTCGACATCGCTGACGACGACGAGGTGCAGCGCGTCAAGGCCGCTGAGTCCGTGGGCAGGAAGCGCAAGCAGATCTCCGCCTACGAGCGGAAGACCACGCCGGCCCCGTCCGGGGACGACACGAAGGGACAGTCGGCATGACGCTCCTCGGTACCTTCAAGGGCAACCCCCGCAACGATCTCGGCTACTTCAACACGGTCGGCCGTCCGGACCCGGACGTCACCTTCCACCGGGCGAACCTGCCCCGGGTGGGCCTGGACGACGTGGCCACGGCCGCCTCCGGCGTGATGTGCTCCGTCGCCCTGTACCTCCAGGACGGCGACCTGATCTCCAACCTGACGTTCATCAGTGGGGCTACCGCCGGCGCCACGCTGACGAACCAGTTCGCCGCCCTGTACTCGGGCGCGGGTGCGCTGCTGGCGCAGTCCGCGGACAAGACGTCGGAGGCGTGGGCGGCGGACACGGCGAAGGTCTTCGCGCTGGCGTCGCCGGTGCGGATCACCAAGTCGGGGATCTACTACGCGGCACTCGCGGTGGCCGCGTCCACGGTGCCGACACTGGTCGGTACGGTCGGGGCGAAGCCGGTCCTGACGGGTGAGGGCAACCTCGCGCAGACGTCCGGCTCCAGCCTGACG